TATTTCTTGTGGTTTACTGTGTAATGCCGCTAGACATGCGAGTGATTCTTCAGATCCTGCAACCATGGCATTATCAAATACCACCATGTCGATACCTTGTGGTAAGTTATCTCCATCTATTGCAGTCCACATTGCATCCGCATTGTTACTCGAATTCCATTCATGTTCATCTACAGTTTTTACACAATGTGCTTTATTTACTGATGTCATTTAACCCTCCAGTAGTTTTTCAAATGTCATTGGCCCTGCGACTCCGTCTGGTGTGAGACCATTGTCCGTTTGCCAAAGTTTTAGTGCACGTTCAGTACCTCTACCGAATACACCATCTGCGTCTAATCCAAGTGCTTCCTGCATCATAGCAACACCATCACCACGTGAACCTCTTCGTAATACACCAATATCATCTAGGATATCATCATCATCGTCTTCATCTTCCTGTAAGACTTCAAACGACATACCAAGAACTTTCATTGCATTGATGTATCTTTTCTGTCTATCTTCTAGACCAATAGATCCACCATTGATCTTCTTAGTCATTAGTTTTACATTGTCACCGTCTGCAATATCGTTTAGATTATTCGTATCCCAGAACCAACATGCACTTTGTATTGAACCGTTAAAAGACTGGACATACTCTGCCGCTTCTTCTGCAGTCATGTCAATTGAGTCTCCAAACTTAGTGTAGTTGTCCCTACCTGTCAATTGCTTCAGTCCACGGCCTCGGAACAACCATCCATCACCTTCATAAATATTTCCCATTTTATACTTACGGAACTCATCCATGTAAACGTAGTTCGCAATCATTTCTGGTTGACGATGATATTCATCTGCGTCACGTTTAGGTGCATCACCAAAATATCTTCCAAATACTGCACGTAGAGCCTTTGCACTATAGTTTAGATTCTCTTCTAAACGTTTGAAATTTGCGCTCTCATGTGCACATTGAGATAAAAAGTGTGCTACCCTACGTTCTGTAGTAATACCGTACATGGGTAGTATTTCGTGTAATGCAGCGTACCATTCACCAACTTGTTTGTTGCCATGGATTATCTCTGCAAGGTGATCTTCCGTAAAATCAAAATCAAAACTCATAAACTATCCTTCTTCTTTAAAGTATTTATCCAACATTTCTAACCGTTCATTGGCATGACCCATAGTAGATAGTTCTTTTTGTATTGCTTCAACTACGTCACTATGTTCACCTATACCTGCGGCATTTCTCATGTAGACCATTATATTGGTCTTTGCTACTTCTAATTCACCTTCAGCGTGCATTCTACACGCCTTAACTAATTGTTGACTAAACTTAGTGGTCATGCAGATTCTCCAATAATTCACTAAATTTTCTTTTTGACTTACCACGTATTTTCGTAGATTTTATATCATCTAGGTTTGACATGTCATGTCCGACTACTACCATAGCGATCATACCCATCGTTGCATGTGGTGTACACTGATACAGGTAGATGCCAGGCGTATCAAATGTTATTGATACTTCTTTATTATTTTTACTTTTCTTTGGTAAATCCCATCCTTCAGGGCCTGCAATGAAGTGTACATTGTGTCCCTTTGATTTTGGATTCCAAGTTATTGTATCGCCTACGTCAACATGTGTTATATCTTTGGAGTAAACCATTTTTGCTCCATCATCACGTTTGTTTAACATATCGATTGTCATGTCTGCAGCGAACGCTGGAACAGACAGTGTAGCAATTACTGCTACGGTTGATAAAAGTTTAATCATGTTCTACTTCCTCTTAATGCAAAAAATAAACCACCCACCCATAAGAATACATGTAGGTTATCATATAATATTACGTCCCATAAACTAGTAGGTTGACCTATCCATATGACTCCTGTCATAATACAACAGATCACAATACCACAGAATCTTGTTAGTGCGTCTCCAAGATCTTGTAACCAAAAGTCCCAGACATAATCACCTGCGATTTTAGTAACTAAGATCCCACTAAGTAACAATCCTATACCTGCTCCTATTTCACCATACACTACGAACCACCACACCAAGTAAGGTAGTCCCCAAGAATCTGCATCTTCTATATTATATGGTAATTTACTTAAACCTTGTTGTATAAACACAATGGCTAATGGGATGCGTAATAACCAATGGCTTAGACAAAACTCTGGAATTTTATTTAAAATAGATTTTATCATTTTCTTTCCTTAAATCATAGGGGGCGGTTTCCCGCCCCATCACTGTATTCATTTTTCTCCAGTTTGTCTCAACTGAGCAGCTTGTAACATACAACGTTTTGCTTGTTCATGATAACCATGACGTGTAAGTTCAACGGCTGCCCGTGAATATCCGACAATCTCTGCAGTTCTGGTAAGGGAACTCCATATGCCAGAAAACGGTGAAAAGACGTAACTCATTACTGCTGTAGTCATTACACCCACCCCTTTAGGTTAGTGTTTGTATCCACTGCAGAGCGTTTCAGTGTTTCATCACCTCGTGCTACTGAGTATATATCTCCTCGACCCAAACCGATATCATTTAATTCTGCATCGGTCAGTCTATTCAATTCCCTGATTGTTTGTCTTCTCATTTGATTTTTATGATAATTTTTCAACCAGTTTCTTGAAAATTGTAGAAGTCCTTCAATCGGACTCCGTAAGTAATTGTTTATTGCTAGTATGTGTTGTGTCATTTTCTTTACCCTCGTAAGTTTTACCAATATTAATTTTACGAGGACGCATTTCTTCTGGGATAACATACTTCAGTTCTATTGCAAGTATACCATCTTGAATATCTGCTCCATGCACGTTTACGTGCTCCGACAGTCTGAATGTCCTTTTAAATTTTTTGGTGGAGATACCACGATGGATAAACTCTCTACCTTTGGACACGTGATCCCCTGTCACCGTCAGTGTACGGTCTTTGACCTCTACTGATATCTCATCTTGTGAGAACCCTGCAATAGCAAGTTCGATCAGGTAATTACTTTCACCTGTCTTAATAATGTTATGTGGGGGATAGTGATCGTTTGCATGTTTTGCAGTCCATTCGAGTTCATTAAATAAATGATCGAATCCAACAAAAGATGAACGTGGGAATAAATTTGAAAAGCCTGTCATTTGTATATCTCCTTCTGATCAAGCAAGATTGTAACGGAACCAGATCATTCTGCATTCCTGTATTATATATAAGATCTCTTCCCCTAAATGTCAAGGGGTAGAAATCACTTTTTTAGTCTGGCGCTGGTATTGTTCTAGCTGAACGTTGACCTCTTCTTTTGATACTAGAAGTCTTTGCTCTACCAGTCCCAGTTTTAATTGCCGTTTGATTTGCAATCCATTTTTTGGCAACAGGACTACTTGGTTTCTTTGACGCCCATGACTTCATTTTCTTATAAGCAGTCATGGCTGCACCTTCGTAGTTCGCACCATCTGAGTTGTCCACAATCACCATCATGTTACCAAATAGGTTCTGGAACTTACCGATATTCTTCTGAACATCTTTCCACATACCAGTAACCTGTTTTGCGCCGAGTGTTCTCGCACGCTTCTGGTCTCTGTTGATTGCAGTATCTAAATCTGTATTGACAAATATCATTGCAACTTCGTAACCCAACTGTTTGAGTTTACCGACTTGACCTGATATCTTGTCGAAGTTTTTACCTGTACCATCGATAACTAAACCAAGTCTACCGTTCACTGCAAGTTCCATCTGTTTCAAAGTAAGTGCGGTTGCACGTGAACGTGCGGCCTGACCCTTGTCTGTAAAGATATCTTCTGGTGTTGTTTTTAATCCTGCTTTCGCTAATTGTTTTTCGAAAGCAGGATCACTGTTGATTAGTTTCATACCAAATGAAGTCAATGCAGTTTTACCCACCATAAATGACTTACCACTGCCTGGCCCACCTGCAAGAAAGACTGCCTTAAAGATCGATGGATCGTTGACACCTTCTTCCAGAAAATTAGTAAACCTTAACATTGTTCTTCCTATTGTTTTGATCCGATATTATATTTCGGACATAGTTCCCAATCGTTCTTTTCTTTAAATGGTATAATCTTAATCTGTCTCATTGGAGCAAGTGGTTCTGCATTAGCATCCATGCCAATCAATCCCCAATCACTCATTAACTGTGCTATAGTATTCCTTCTAGCAATGTCGTTCTCTTCTAAATTAGATTTCTTTCCATCTAGAAGAAATAATTCTTTGAAATGTACTATGAAGTACCTTCCCTGTTTGTGTAGGATATGACAAGACTGAAATAATTTCTTGTCCTTGCGTGATGCTACCCCAATTCTTGTGAGTGTTTCTCTAACCTTCAAAAAATCATCTGGTTCGTTTAACGTAACCTCTAACATAGAGGCAGGTGTCCACTCTACTATATTATTTTCTTCCACCTTTATAAACCTTCTGTTTCAATTCATTTATCTGTTCTCTTGTGAGAAGGGACAAGGCGGTTCTGGCTTTCTCATTATTATAACCATAATATTCCTTGACAACTTCCACGTCACTTTCGGATACAACCTTTTCCCACTTGGAGAATCGTTTGCGTTTCCTAACCATATTTATAAGAAAATCGAATTGTAGACGGTTATCAATGTTGTGGTTTATATTCATTTCATTTGCATACAATACCGTGTCTTTAAAGTATGACAAGGATCTATTTACCATGAAAGAGTTATACCCTCTCTCAGCAAGATCATCTATCATAATATCTTTCTTAGTATTGTTTATTGCATTGACATACTCAAATGGATTCACGACATATCCTCTACGCCTGAATCTTGAGCAGTCCACGCGACTCCCATACCATCCATGAGATCTGCGTGAGTGAACTCTTTGGTATTGACATGATTGATATGTTTATCACCAAAGTAAAGTTGTGGGACTGTTCTGTGTCCATTTTCTTTTAAAAAGTATTTTGATTCTATATCTTCACTAACGTTTATAGTATCAAAGTTTACACCCCACTTGGTCAACTTGCTTTTCATAGCATCACAATAGGGACAATCATCTTTAGTAAATAATCTAAGTGAATTCGACATTTGCCATAACCTCTGTAAGACATGCAACTACGTTGAGTTCGTGATCAGCAACGAATGCATTTTTATACTGATAGTCTGCTAGTATTAAAACCAACTGTGGGATCGATGCAGGCGATACTTTTTGCGTGACACGATCATAGATAGATCTAAAAATAGAAGACGCATCTGTATCTATATTGTTTGCAACCCATGACCGCATCTTTTTAAAGTCTTTTGTTTTAAGAAAAGTAAAAAGATCGTCATAGTTTTTATCTGATATGTTTGCCAACACTCCTGCGTCTATACGACCTGAGAGTGAATACCTTTGCAGTTCATTTATCACACGTCTCCAGTCTGGATAGTGTTTAATAATAAGATCCGCAAGTGGTGTCTTATCGTAACCTATACCTTCCTCATCTAGAATGTGTTGTGCTCTCTTCATAAACTGACCACAAAGTTTACCTTTGTCACCACTGTTGAATTCATACACACCACACCGAGAATGCAGAGGTTCGATAATTCTGTTCTTAAAGTTACAAGTAAGTATAAACCGACAGTTGTTGGCAAACTCTTCAATGAATCCACGAAGAGCAGGTTGGGTTGACTGTGGGTTTAGATAATCTGCCTCATCAAGTATTACAACCTTGTACCCACCTTGAAGTGAGACAGTACTCGCAAACTGCTTGATCTTACCACGGAGTGTGTCTATATTACCCTCTTCGGAACCGTTGATGACAATATAGTCAAGGTCAAGCATATTGCATAAGGCCTTGGCGACTGTAGTCTTACCAAGACCTGCAGTACCAGTGAACAACATATTAGGAAGTTCACTAGACTCTACAATTTTAGTAAAAGTATTCTTTAAATCATCAGACAGAATACAGTCTGATATTGTTTGAGGGCGATACTTCTCTACCCATAAGAATTGATCCATTCAAAATCTCCATCACAAAAAACATTATATCACATTTGAGTTTGAATGTAAATCTTATTCTTCTGTCTCCATAGCTGCATCTTGTTGTAAGTTCTCTACAACTGATATTACTTGGATTGCTTGATCACGTAACTGACCAATAGTAGAGAGTTCTTCTCCCTTGAATCCACCACGTTGTGTTACCGCATCAACTACTGCAACCGTAGAACGTGATACTTGATTTGCGAGTTTCATCAACTCATCATATTTTTCTGCCATCTTATGCTCCGAATGTAGATGTTTTCTCTAGTGCAATCCAATACTTGACATTCACTTCTTTGTTCCTAAACTCACTGATCAACTTAGATGAAATACTCACCTGATAGTCACCTTGTATGATTTTAAGATTGGATATATTTAGGACAAATTTAAAGTCCTGCTCCGTTTTATTAGAGTATGGTACATCAATAGAATATGCATTAGATGTAGCATTCTCGTTGTCAACCACAGAAAGAATCAACACACCATCGCCTGGAGTGACTGACACTTCATTATGTCCAAGAGTAGATGCAGCGCTTCGCAGTTTACTAAGAGTGTTTGCGTCCAGATCAAACTGAACCTCACACTCAGGCATGTTAATATCTTTCTGGGGTGACGTAAGGGTTTCTTCTGGAGAGAAGAAGTACCTAACCTTTGACCGACCAGTCTGATCTGATATAGTTACAGACTCATCTGTAAAATTCAGATTAGGTTGATCAACCAAAGACAAGACACCAATGAACTCTTTGAGATCATAGATGCCAAACTTCTGGGCAAACTTATTATCGACTGTTGCAGTTGCAAGAACATTCTTTGCTTCACTGATAGTCTTAATAGTATTCCCTTCGTTGATTAGGATATTGGGATTAATATCCGAAAAGTTTTTAAGAACGTTTAAGGTTTGTTCCTGTAATTCCATAATATACTCCGTGGGTTAAACTTAGATAATTATACCACACTCTGACCTGAGTGTCAATACATTTTACTAAAGTTTCTTTCTTTTTTAAACTCAATTTTGTTTTCAAACTTGCCATCCAATATATCACCTTTGTGAGAAATTACAAATACATTTGTACCCTCACCTAGTGTATACAATATCTTCAGTAGGTTTTCCACACCTTCGTGATCAAGTGACGAATCAAATGTCTCGTCAAGTATCAGTAAGTTAGTGGCTACTGAGTTCTTCATCTTTGCAATCTGTCTCCAAGTAAACAACAATGCCAAGTCGATACGTTGTTTCTCACCTTCACTGAATGAGTCGTAGGTAAATGCGTCTCTGTGTCTTGAACGTATTGTCTC